GATTTAACGGTTCAGGTTTTGCTGCTAATATGCAGTATTACACGAATCGCTCCGTATCACCTCTGCATAACTGGGACGTTAATAAGTCCTTGTTTGCGCCCCCGGGGTGGGTCATTAACCTTCCCCCTGTGTCAGATGCTGTTGCTACCAACGATGTTTTTGAGCGAGCGTCAGCCTTAGTGGCTGACGTCCCTCTTAATATCATTGAAAGCTCGCAGATATGGCCTTCTCTCAGATCGCTCACCACCTCTCTGCCAAATATGGCAAAGAACTGGCGTGACCTTAGGAAGTTCATTCGTACTGGCAGCTCCGGCTTCCTCGCATGGAAGTTCGGCGTAAGCCCTATCTTGAATGATCTTAGCAATATTGCTAAGTTCGCTCCTGATATAAGGCGTCAGTTCGAACGTCACAAGCGGAGTAAGCCCACGCGCACTTCAAAGGTTTATCCTTTGAACCCTACGTTTGGTCTTAATGGTTATTCCGAGACGCGTAACGGTTTCACTGTCTTGCTCGATCACTATCAAGGGATCGCGCAGGGAACATGTGAAGTTCGTTACGTCATAGTTCATAAACCAAATGTGCCTCAATATCAATCAGACGCTTTCGCGTCTCTTGACTTTGTGCTCAAGAGGTTCACGACAACACCGGCTCAGCTGGCTTGGGAGAGAATTCCATTCTCTTTCATGCTTGATTGGTTCGTTGACGTTCGTGGGGCCCTTAGAAAAGTTGACGAATCATTGGGTATTAAGCCCTTTGATATCATCTCCTCGACTAAGAGCATCACTTACTCGCTTGCTACGGATGCGTTCAAACGTCTTAGAAATTCTAAGACGGGAGGACAAATATCCGATAGCAAGACGGGTAGTGTTAGTTATAAACACTACGAGAGATCAGTACTTCCAACTGGCCGTTTCTGGCCATCTTGGAAGTCCCGATTCGGAAAGAATCAGGCTGCTATTACTGCTGCCCTGATCGGACAGAAGCTTCGCTGACTGTCTGCGAGTCGTCAGTTAGTAAAAACCAACAACATAACATCCATATGAATGCCGATCTGACATTCAATACCATCGTGTTCAAGAAGTCCTTCGATGAGAAGGAAGGTTCTGAACGTCGCTCAACCACCCGGGGTATCAATACCCCTGATGTGTTGTCCATCAAGTCGCAGGATGCGATTAACTCCGCAACGAAAGTTCCGGAGCGTCGCTACACTGCACGTGTTGATCGCGTCACTATCGATGCGAACCTCCAAAGTATCACGACTTCGTGTTACTTTGTGTTCGTTGTGCCGGCGACTGCACAAGCCGCCGACATTACCGATGTCACCACTTCCTTTAAGGCGGTGGTGGCTGACGCTAACTTCATGGCAAATGTCCTGAACAATGAGAAGTAATTCTCATTGATGGATATAGCTATGGAATGATGGTAAACAGCTATAAATAGCTGGTTTACAGCCGGCCATATGGATAACCAAAGATATGAGTGTAATGTTACAGACATATCGTAGCCTGCTAGCTGATGTTAGTCGACTCACCGGTTACTCTGAAATACGAGGATCGGTTGTCGACGAGCATTGGTGCCTTCACGAGGCGCCTAAGCTGGAAAAGCATCTTTTAGGGTGCTTGGAGGCATCAACAAGCGTTGATATCGACAAGTTCCCGAAAGAGCTGAGGAGACTCGCACTTGGGTCCTTATTGGATCCAATAAAAATGCGATATCTTCGGCAGCTTTTGCTGTTTTGCTATAAGGCCTACGTTCAACATGACAGCAAGACCACGGAGGAAGCTATTCGTAGCTTCATCACGACTAACGCGCAGGTTATGGAGTTTAGTGCTTCTCTTAATAGAGAATCTCCTACTCTCCTACGCCTTGCCCGCCAGCACTCGCAGTCCGTTCTCTATCGTTTCAGGGAAAGGGATATTATCCCTTGCCATGGACCAGGTGCGTCAACTACTCCAAAGGAGCGGTGGACGTCATGGTTCGATACGATCGAGTCGGTCTATCCGTATTCCGACTATTATGCTTGCGCTCAAAATCGCGAGCATCTTGCGGAGTTATCGGAGACGCCTATAAGCAAACATATAACAGCGAAACTCATTCCTGTCCCTAAGGACAGTCGTGGGCCCCGCCTGATATGTGTGCACCCTGCTGAAGCCATATGGATTCAACAGGGATTGCGTTGCGAACTGGAGAGAGCATGCTCTCTCAATCGGGATCATAGAGGTCCATGGCCGCGAGGCCATGTTCGCTTCGATGATCAGGTGGCAAACGGTCGGATAGCCTTATCTTCATCCAGGAGTCGTAAATTTGCGACTCTTGATATGAAAGAGGCATCTGATCGTATAAGCGAAGTCCTTGTACAACTCCTCTTTGGGAGAAAATACAAATACTTCGGTTGCTGTAGGGCCCAGAAGGTACACATACCAGTCCGATCGTTTGATCAGACTGATTTGGATATCTATAGCTACGCTCCTATGGGGAACGCAACTACGTTTCCTGTACAGAGTCTAGTATTCTGGTCCATCTGTTGTGCGTCAATGCAGCATCGTGGGTTTCGTCAACCCGGTGCTGTATTTGTGTTCGGTGACGACATAATCGTGCCTACCGAATGCGTCGAGTTCATCATTGATGATCTTGAATCATTTGGTTTGGTCGTCAATAGGTCAAAAACCTTTTGGCGATCGCAATTCCGCGAATCGTGTGGCGTTGATGCCTTTAATGGCATTAACGTCACGCCTGTTCGTTGGAAGTGTAGCCCGAATGCCGAACACCTATCTGAATTGCAGTCGCTTTCGGATCTAGCCATGCGTTTACGCATAGCAGGTTACGAAGCAGCTGCCTCAGAGCTGTATCACACACTACGACGTAAATTAGCAACACGCCGACATGTCCTTTATTATACTAATAATAGAGATCATGGGGCGATAGCTGAGTACGTCGAGTCATATTCCAAAACATTTCAAAATGCTTATTGGCATTCTGACTTGCAGCGGTATGTGACACCTGTGGTGAATCTCAAGACGATCCAGAGAAATTCTGGGTCGCATGGTTGGAACCATGTTCTTGAGAGCCTGACTTCTCTTCGGAGAACCGGGCACAGTAATGTACCAGATAGATCCGCTCCACGGCGGACAAGGCTTGAC